AGGCTTTCGATACAGGGTTTAAGCGCACCTTCAAAATTGACTCCGCAACTCGGAATTAGGATAGTTATTTTCTCGTTCATCAAGAACTCCTTTCTAAAATATCAATCTTATTTTAATCTTTTTTGCGATTTATGATTGCCAAAATAATTGTCGTAAGCGTAGAGAGAATCGTGCCTGCAAAACCTAGGTACATTTTCATGTCCTCTCTCTTTTCCTTTCTGAGTTCGGCTTCGGCGGCAGTCGCTTCAGCCCTTACTCTTTGTAAATCAGCCGCAGTTGGCCGCGGCGGATGTGCCACCCCTCTGTCCACTTTGACCGTTGCCCTTTCCATCTTCATCAGGACGGGACTACTCTTCCCGAAGTATTGAACTCCTGTGAAGATGGCAAACACGATGCTCAAAGCAATAAAAACCTTTACAATTTTTTTCATTTTTCTCACCTACTTATATTTAGGTGATTTGCCTTTAAAAGTATTTTGAGGGGCAGTTTGTGTCTCTGGAGACACGTTTTTCTTGAAGCAAGAGGTGATTTCTGAGCAAAGCATCCAATTCTTACAGAGGTGAGTGGTTGTTTTAACCCCTGCCGTCCTTGAAATGTAGGTAGTAACAGCGAAAAAATCGGCCCGAGGGCAGGCCGCTCTACTTTCCCTGTCAGGGCTATGCTCACACGTCATGCATTGGCCTTCGTAGTAGGTTACGTTTGCCACCCCGTTCTCTTTTTCTTCTTTCAGCAAACGCTTTTGATTGACGTGGAAAGCCATTTTAACCCTTCACGACCAAGTTCTCAGCCTCGGCATCAATCTCTTCGGGGGAATGGTAGCCTTGTTTAATCAGGCCTGCCACGTCCTCTACGTTCTTGTATCCCGCCCCAATCCACCTTGCGGCTTCACGGGGATAAATCACAACCTCTTCCCACTTCTTCGCATCGTCAGGCTTCATCCTCAGCGACTTCCAAGCCTTCACCAACGAAGGATACTTGAATCCTGCGTCCAACCAACTCTGCAACTCTTGTAGAACCACGCCGGCTTCCAACCACTTCGGAACGTCAGCGAGTTCAAGAGCCTTGCTGTCGAGTAGGGGACGAACAAACTTCTCCAACTGAGTCAGGTCTAGTTTGTAGTCCTCGGAGAACTTAATCATCGTGTCGGGGTCTTGTATCCCGATTTTCGACCACTTGGCGTAGGTGTCGGAATTCACGCCTTTTTCCCTGAAGGCCAAGGCCACTTCGGGCTGTGCGTTAACTCCGTGCCACCCAAGTACTTCTTTGTAATCGGTGATGCCTGCGGTGTGATAGTTGCCGACATCGTACACGTTAAGTCCCTGCTTCTTGTACACAGCGGCAACACTTGGCTCAATCCCAGGAACCATATCCCGCCAATAGGCGGCTTCTTCGGCGGCATCGCTGTCCTTGCCGAAGTTGGTCTGCCACCTTTCCCTGTCTATCTCGTCTGCGAAAAACTCATTCCACGCCGCAGTATCAGGCGATTCCATCGTATATTCATCTGCCATAATTTTACTCCTTAAAATAATCTGTTATTTTGTGTACAGGTTCAAATAAAAATTTTTCTTTAATAAACTCTTCTAGTTCTTCTTCAAGTTTAGTTTTATCAGCAGGCGTCATTTTGTTGATATAAACGTTTCTCACAATTTGTTTATCTTTGGTGTTCATGTGTCTACTTTCGTGAGGGTCTATTTCTGGTTCTTGGTTTAAAATAGAATAAACGACATTGATTATTCCTGGTGCTTGGGTTATTTCTCTAATCAAAACAAATCCTGATTTTAATTTTTCAACTTTCATTATAATTATTCTCCTTGCCCCTTCTATTTAGGGCTAAATTCCAATTGTAGGTATTTCCAAAGGGTTTCCACCTTCCCTCTGTCCGACATCCACCCCATTTCGATGATGAAATCTCCTACGTAGTAGAACTGCTGTTCGGTGATGTGTTCGATTTGTTCTTCAACAGTAAGAAAGCCTTCCCTGTTGGCATCCACCTTGCGAATTTTGTGCAGTTCTTTTACAAGTTGCTTGATTCCATCTGTCTCGTTAGGGTTAAAGTTCTTTAATAGCGTCTGCTGTTCTTTTAGCGTTTGCTTTTCTGATTTTCTTTTGTTTCTCTTTTTCATACAGTCTCCTTTTTTGAGACGGCTTCAGAAAGTACGTGCGCTCACGATAGTTCGTAACGATACGCTCGTCAATTACCTTCTTTTTGAACCTTCTCAACAACGACTCAAAACTTTCCTTTTCCTTCAAATAAACACTTGCCATCTTATTCTCCTTTAATACCTTTTCTTTTTTGCCACCATAATTTCATTCTTTCACTTTGTTCTTTTTTCTCTTTTTTAGTATATATTTTTCCCGAAGCGAATTGATTTCCTATCATTTTTTTTGATAATTCTTTTTTTAAAATAGGATTATTTTCCCAATATTCTACTTTTTGTTGTGAATTTATTATTTTTTGTTCAGGATTTTCTTCCCAATATTTTTTAGTCCTTTCTCCTGTTTTCTTCTTTTCTTCAGGATTTTTATATCGTAACTTTAATCTTCTTTTTCCTTCTTGGGGGTGAAGTTTAAAATATTCCTTTATTTGTTTACTTATTTTTTGCCTTGTTTTTTTATGAACGTGTTTATTTTTATGACCACCAGATTCTAGGTTATACCCATTAGGAACTTGACTTTTAAATTCTTTTATCAAAAAACTTTCTATCCAATCCAAATCTTCTTCTGGACAAGAAAACTGAATTTTTTTAAAATTTTCAAGCCCATATTTTTTAATTGCCCTAAAAAATACACGACAACCTTTATCATTTTTATGTTTAGTTATTCTTTTTAATAATGGCATTGTTGTTTGACCCCACCATTGTTTGCCATTAATTAAATTAGTAAAACAGTAAATTATCCCTTGTTTTTCTTCCATCACTATTATTTATTGTTTTGGGTTGTCTTTGCAACTACTGTTGCCATTTTTCACTCCTTTATCTTGTCAAGAATGTGCTTCTTGAAGCAGTTTTCACAAATATCTAGTTCGATTTTCTTATCATCCACCAACGTATCTCCAAGGATGGAGCCGTAATGGTTCGTCTTTTCGATGTGGACGAAATTTTGCGCTTCTATAAATTCTGTCTTCCCTAGGGAGATATCCCACGAACGAACCTTCCCGCAAAGGTCGCACCTTACAGAATCCAACTCACTTACTTTCTTCGTTACCGTTTTGTAGTTCCTCATCTTTCTTCTCCACAAATTCTACCAAATCAGGATTTTCAAAAGCGTTCCCGATAACTTCCAACCCGCAAGGACAACAATCACAGATGGCAAACTCGCTCATCATTGTTGCTCCGTGGTAATATTGACCAATCCACCATCCTGAATTTTGCCACATCACTTGTCCTTTTGTGTAATCGAGCCTGTAGTCTTTTCCCAAATCCCATTCAGGTGATTTCAGTTTAAAGGCAGGGTGTTCAAGCCAAGGTTTGACAACATCACCTTCGTAAATCTCTTTGCCGTTCTTGTCCGTAAGGCCTGTGTACTGCATCACTTCCACATCGCCTGGTAGATTGTTGGTTTCGAACGCATCATCGTCCAACATCTTTTCTGCCACCAAATCCCAATACCTAAATTTTATTTCTCTTCCGTTCATCTTTCTCCTTCTGCCAATCGTCCTTGTGGATGATGCGGTACTCGTGGCTCCATCCAAAATCGTGTTCTTTTTGATGCCTCAAATGCTGATTCATCACGACCTCGGCGGTTTCCATATCGTAGTACTTCCCTTCCCTAGTCCAATCGTTGTTCTTTCCCGTTGTCCAAGTCCACAATATCCACCGTTTGTTTCCGAATTCTTCCTCTCTCCTTTTGTCTTCGGCTACCATTCTTTCCCACACTTCTTTCGTGTAGCGGTACTGAAGATACCATTCCTTTTCACCCTTGTGGTGGCTTTTCGGTTTGGGAATTTCGGGGGCAGGAATTCGTTTTTTATCCCTGTGTGCCGATGCGATTTTCGCACGTTCGGTCATTTTTACCTCACTATCTAATGTTATTTATTAGTTCGTAAATTAATTTGGTTTGTTCGGGGGTGAACATCCAACGTTTGTTCACATTTTTCTCGGCCCAAAATTCTACAGAATTGTGTCGCTCTTTTGCAACGGAAAACCAATCAGCCACCATTTCCCCAATCGCCAAAGTACTCATCTTTGTGGCATCAATTACCTGAGAGGCTTCGTCCCTTGCGTCAGGATTCACCAAGTTGGTCGTGATATCCGTCCAATACTCAGGGTGATGAGAGTTGTTCTTAATGTGGTGCGCCGTTGCCTCGTCCATCGGCTTCTTCATTTCTTCGGGCGGCGTGTAGGGAACAGGAGGGGTTAAATTCTTGCACCTGTACATCCAAGTGGTGAAGATGTACGGGGTTCTTTCAGGTTCTCTGAACTTGCTAGAATCGTGCCAACGTGCGGCTTCGACTAGTCCCTTGAATTTCTTAGGGTCGTAGTTTTCGATTTTCTTGCAGTAATTCTGTACCGATTTTATGTGGGCTTGGGTTCGTTTGACGAACCAATTTTCCATTTCCTTCGTGTATTCAGGTTCAGAAAATTTGAACTTCATTCTACCTTAATTATACCACACCTAGTTTCTTGGCTTGATGTAGTCCTGTAATTTGAATTTATTGATAACGTCTTCAGGAGATACGGATTCATCTTTTGCATTGTAGGCTTCCATCTTCCCTGTATCGACCCATCTCTTGATAACGTCAGCCTTACTTTCTAGAAGGGTGAATTTCATACCCAATACCTCACGAATCTTTGCATCAAATCCTTCAACTCATCCTTCTTCAATTGACTGTCTTTCAACTCATCCTTGAAGATGGCTTGCCATTTAAAATAAAGCCACTTAACCAACAGTTTGTACACCACGTTCCAAGGAAGGAAGTTGCGACTGCGGTACTTACGCACGATACCCAAGTCCGTCCCTTCCAAACTCTTTTGGAACTCATCTACCCGCTTCTTGTGGATGGCATCCAAGGAGTTGATGTAATCATCCAACTCCAATTGGAGCAAGTTCAATTTTTCTTCGAAACTGCCGCCGTTCTTGTAATCGTCCACCAACTTCTGCGTCATCTCCGCTACATCATCCAATTGAGCGTCAAGTCGCTTGGCGATTCGGGCGGCGAGTTTCTTGGGGTTGGCTAGCACTTCCTCCACTTCATCCACATCGGCGGGTTCCTTCACCCACTTGTCCTGAAGCAAGTCGTAGATGCCGTCAGCCAAGGTGTCCAAGTCCTTCACTTCGTCCGTGCGGAAGTAGAAGTTGATTGGGAACGGCCCGAAGAAGTTGCGCTCGTTGATGACTCTTGTGAGTTTGCGGTATCGTTCCAACGTTTCAACATCGACATCGCAGAACACGGTGCAGTCGATATCGGATTCGTGGCTCCAAAATTTGCCTGTGATGGAACCCACGATTGTCAGTTCCCGCCAAACGATTTTCAACTCGGTGAGGATGTCAACGATTTTTACACGAATCAGCGGATTGATTTTTCCGTTTCGCCAGACGTAGGGATTTTCAGATTCCTGCGGCGGGTCGATGATGGATTCGCGTAAGTGTTTTAAAATCATTTTAGGCCATTTGTGGATGATTGGCTAGATAGGACAAGAATTCTTTAGCACTTTTAACATCTATTTTTGGAAATGCTGTTCGAATGGCATTGTCTGTAATGTTTCCTGATTTGATAGCCGCTGAATTTTTTTTGATAAAATCCATTAGTGCTGAGTCTTTCTTAGCCTTTTCGATAACATCATTCCCCACATTTGGATTTCTTTTTACAACCTTATCCTCTGCGGCTTTAGTAAAATTTTTATAAATCAATGGCATCACTTTTTTGTAGAAATTTTGTGAAAGTGTTTGGTACTGTTGCCATCCTTCAGGAGTAATATTCCCCTCAGTATCTCTTGGTAATTTTTGAATTTCTTCCTTCGGGGCATACTGCATTAAATTCTGTTGACCTAGTGTTGATAACGTATTTTTAATCACATCATTTATTGTGCTTAGGATTGCTGTTTGGTCAAATCCAAATTGCTTCGTTAGAGGGGCAACCAATGTTTTTATCGAACCTACATTTTGTGGTTTACTTTTTGCTAAAGTTTCTGTTGTTGTTTTTTTCTGTGCCTGTCCCGCCTGTTGAACCAAAGTTGTAAAATTTTGTGGCCCGACAGGGTTGCCCTTAGAATCATATAGATAAATTAAAGGATTAACAGTCCGACCTCTTTTATCTTGGTATTGTTGCATCAGGCCAAATACGGGGGTAGTCCCCCAACCACTCATATACTGCGAAATAATTTTTTGTCCGTTGACATCTTTACCCAAATATTCAAGCATTTTTTCATCATTTGTTTTTTCTACTTTTTGAAAAGCATTTTTCCAAGTGTTATAAATATTTACTACGTCCTGCCCCATTCCTACTATAGTGTTGATTGCTTGTGTTTTTAACCCCAATGCGCCACCCAAAGAGGCCAAAGAGTTCAAAGTAGTCGCTGTGGCCTGCCCAACTTTGGCAATTTTGCTTTTTTTATCTACTTCCTGAATTTTCTTCTTAGTTTCTATCACTTTGAATTTGCTCATATTGTTCTCCAAAAGTATTTATTATATTCCATAAATATAGTTGATGGCATTATACAAGTTCTCTAGACAGCAAAAATACTGTGGCCTTTGTAATTATTGGTACGGTTGTAGAAAGTTGGATTCTATCTGGAATCCAATGTTTGTTGTGGTCGAGGGAGCAGGTGCAGAGGAAATTGGTCAATGTGGACATAGAAAGTCGGGTTGGTGGAACCAGAAACGCAAAGCAAACCAATCCTGTCCTTATTTTGACCTTATGGCTAGATTAAAAAACCTTTAAAATGATAATTTACGAAATTAAAAACAGAATCAATAATAAAATTTATGTGGGAAAACACTCTAAATGTAACACTAATAAAGAATTTCAGCAAACTAATTATTGGGGGTCAGGAACTTATATTAAACGAGCAATTAAAAGATATGGGATAGAAAACTTTGAAAAAAGTGTTATTGTTGAAAACATTATAAATGAAGATGAGTTAGATAAATACGAACGTTTATATATCGAGAAAAAAAATAGTAAAGTCCCAAATGGATATAATTTAACGGATGGTGGTGAAGGTCTTTTAAATCCATCAGAAAAAACAAGAAAATTATTATCAGAACATCAAATTGGAGAAAAAAATCATAGATTTGGAAAATCTCCTTCCCAACAACAAAGAGATAAAGTTTCACAAACACTTATAAATACATTACAATCAAAAGAACAAAGAGAAAAAATGGCAGAAAGGATGAAAGGCGAAAAAAATTCTATGTTTGGAAAAACAGGAGAAAATAGTCCTCATTTTGGTATAGTGAAATCTAAAGAACATAAAAGAAAATTATCAGAGACGCATAAGGGTAAAAATAATGGAATGTACGGCAAAACTTTTTACGAAGTTTGGATTGAAAAATACGGAAAAGAAATTGCAGATGAAAAGTGGGAGAAATGGATGAAAACTAGACAGAGGGTAAACTAATGCTTCAATGGGGCAGTAATATTTGGTACTACAATAAAAACATCAAGAATATGCTCATCGGTTTTCTTAACCTATTCCCACAAATGAAGGTAAAGAAATTCGATGAAACGACAGGACTGCCCGATTCAGAAATGACCGTTCCTATCATGTTCGGTCCCATCGAAAGAAGTTCTTACGTCAACTCTAGGGGTGAGACAGTTCAACGCACGGTTCAGATGCCGATGCTTCATTTTGAATTGATGGGGATGGAACATGATAAGACCCGTGCCTTCGCAGAGAAAACTCTACACCTGACGGGTGGACGTTCAGGGGTGGATTACGACAACCTGATGCCGATGCCGTGGAACTTCACCATCACCATGAACATCTATGCCAAGTATCAGGAAGACATCATGCAGTTGATAGAGCAGATTGTACCGATGTTCAACTACCATCGTGTCTACTACACGAAGCATCCGATTTATCCCGAAGAGATAACTTTGTCTCATTGGGTGATGATTACTGCGCCGCCTAGTTTCGCTTTCAATTATGAATACCCAGCAGAAGCCCGTAGAGATATCCTCGCCGTTCCCGTTACATTTCAAATTGAAAGTTGGATGGTTCGTGAGGCTTACGAGGCCTACGGGATAGTCAAGGAAATCATCACCAACTACAGAGAGTACTCGACCCATGCCGGACTCTCGCAAGTCGGCATTGTTGCCGACCCGACAATCCGTGAAGTGATTTACACGGCGAACCCGCTGTTCGTTGTGCAACTAGGACAACTGCTGACGGGTGCGCAATTCAATCACACGGGCGTAGTCGTGGACGTGGCATCGGGGTATTCGGGGGTTTCTGCCTACTACGACAACGGCACGACTTCAGGGTGGTCAGGATATTCCAATGGCAAGGTCATTGTGAAATTTAACACGGAAAAACAGACGTTCTTGATAAAGGAACCTTTACGAGTTGGTCTTTCGTCTGCGGGTGTAACGGTCTTGTGTGAGCCTTACGACCCGTTCAAAGAGGCAGATACGGGTTGGTCAGGATACAGCCATCTCTTGTGGGCAAGCGGCACTCCTGGCACGAGCGGATATTCAGAGGCATGGACGGGCTACTCAGGATATTCGGAGTGGAAAGTTGACGGAATTTCGGGAATCCTGTAAATTGAAAATTATGAAGTGTAAGAAATCGAAAAAACATAAATACTATTGATGGAGGAACAAGATGACAGCAGAAGCAAAAGTAACAGTTGTAAATAAGAGTTCAAGTATCCAAACCGTAACCTACACGAATTGGACGGATGAAACATCCCTCGCAATTCAGATTCCTGCGGGTTGCACTTTCGTTACTTACAACTACCATGAGCCAGACCCTGATGCTCCAGGGACAGAGATTGCCGTAACAGAGAATATTCTCAACCTCCCCATCGAAGACGGCAATCCGTTGACCAAAATTTTGATTCAGGATTTTGGCTACGACAAAACCAAGGTATCCGTTACCTTGACAGCAGGAATTTATAGCGCATAAGGAGAACCATTATGGCAGAATACATCAAACCAGGTATTTACATCAACGAGTACGACAAGTCTCAGTACATCACCGAAGGTCCGACTACCATTACGGGTATTGTCGGCAGTTCTTCCAAAGGCCCAGCCAACGAAGTTGTACTGATGACCAATTATTCTGACTACGTGGCAACATTCGGTCAGGACAGCGGCTACCTCGATTTCTTCGCACGGTTCTTCTTCAAGTACGGCGGCAACAAGTTGCTCGTTGTTCGTGCAACCGACCAATTCAACTTCGCAGGCTTGACTAGCGGCATCGATTCCTACTATCAAATCGAAGATACTCTTGCATCTAGCGACACATCTCTCGACATCGAATACGTTACGGGTTCAGGCGTTCCAACAGTTTACGGTTGGCCGGAATCAGGCTTAGTGCGTTTGGACTACAACGGGGATACAGAATACATCATCTACCGTGAAATCGATATGCCATCCGCAGGCGAAGTCATTTCGCTTCGTGGTTGCAAGCGTGGTATCAACGGCACGACCCCTATCACCATTGGAACTTGGGGACAAGCCGTAACGATTAACGTTTCAACCGACAAATTGACAACCACAGACCCGCACGGGATGCAGAACGGTCAAAATATAAGATTTAATGCTAGCACCAATGGTCTTTTCACAGGTACGGATTATTGGGTTATCAATAAAACCTCTTACACCTTCCAAGTAACGGCTGTCAACGGAGGCAACATCCCACAGAACCTCACAACGGTTCTTACGATGAGTCCTTTTGGCTATACAAACTGCGTTGCTTCGGATATCGGACTAGTAGTTACTAATGGTGCTGGAACCCATACAGGTATTTTGAGGGGATATGACAACACCAACAGGTTGTGGTACATTGACCCTACTTCTATTGCCCCTTTTGTTCCTGAAGCACTTACTATTACAACAGGAACGGGAGCAGGAACTTGCGCCCTTGTCGGTGGCAACACCAATACGGTTAAAAAGTACCCTGAACCAACAAGATACGTCAACGTCATCTGCCCTGTTGTTTGTGGAGAGGTTAATGCCATGACCAATGGTGATGTAACAATTGAATTTGATGGTATCAAATATGGTCAGTTCATTATCGGCAAGACTATCAAGTTCGGGGATGCATTAAATTCAGAAAGAGTAGTACGCTCCATCGCTACTCCGTTTAACGAATCGCTTAGAACTCAAACAATCAATATGTTAACAGCAGTTCCAGCAGGGGCCCTTAATAATTGGGCTTGTATGCTTCTTGACCCGTTCTACGGTGGTATGGGAACTTACACACTACCGATGTACACCAACTTTGACGGATGGGATGCTGTCAAGTATGACGAAAATGGCTACCCGATTAAGGGTGGCGGTATCACAGACCCAAGCGAACTGCCAATCTTTATGAACATCTATGCTCGTTCGTGCGGTGCTTGGGCAAATGACGAGATTCGGGTAACGGTTTACAACCATAACGATTGGGACTCGACAAGTTCTGTTCCTTATTTCAAGAACAAGGCAAATTACGCCCCGACAACCGATGACGAATTGCTGATTATCGTTGAAAGTGTGGCTACAGGCCAAATCGAAGAGCAGTTCCTCTGCTCGTTGATTCCTACAAAGGTCGATTTCTGGGGCAAGACGATGTTCATTACCGACCTTGTAAATGACAATTCGAAATGGATTCGTGTGTTTATGAATCCTAACTATACTTGCGTTGTGGGTGGTGGTTACAACTACGTTGATGGTTTGACAGGGGCAGTAACTTGCACCTACGTTCCGCAATCAATTGAACGTTTTTATCTCACGGGTGGAACTGATGGCCCGTCCACAAATATGGCGGGTGGTGTTTACGTGGTTCCACAAGTAAGGGAATACAAAATTTTGGCAGGCTACAATCTGTTTGCCAACACGAACGAGGTTGACATCGACCTTATCTCGGCTGGTGGAAACCAATCACTCGCAATTCAGGCCAATATCAAGGCAATTTGCGAAACAAGAAAAGACTGCGTGGGTATCTTGAACATTCCTTGGGGCTTGGAAGTCAGCGACATGGTTCGCTACAAGAACCTCTTGGGTAGTTCGACCTACTCGGCAATCTACGCTAACGGTTCGAAGGTTTTGGACTCTTTCACGGGTTCGTTGGTCTCACTCCCGCCTGCAATTCAGGTAACTCCGTTGATTGTCAAGACCGACCTGATTAGAGACCCTTGGTACGCAACCGCAGGGTACAACCGTGGTATGTTGAACGAAGTTGTGGAACTTGAACAGGATATCGACAATGGCGAGTTCGAAACACTTTATGCCGCAGGCATCAATCCATGCATCAACGATGGTTCGGGTCCAGTTGTGTTCGGTATCAAGACGATGTACACGGGTTCATCGGCCTTCAATAAACTTCCTATCCGCAGACTGATGTTGAAGATGGAGAAGGACATCAAGAACTCAATGAAGGCCTTCTTGTTTGAGCCGAACACTTTTGATACGAGATTGAGAATCGTTCGTACCGTGGAGCCTTACCTTGACTCAATCAGGGCAAGAAACGGTATCGAAGACTACAGAGTAATCTGCGACAGCACCAACAACACCAATCAGACGATTGCTCAGGGTCAAATCATCTGCGACATTTACGTGAAGCCAGTCTTTACTGCTGAATACATCATCTTCAACTTCACGGTAACTAAGGACGAAATTTCGTCTATCATTAACAATGCATAAGGAGAGTACAACATGGCTGATACACCTGTAATTTCACCGGGGTCGTTTTTCACAAAGACAATAGGGACGAACGGGCCGTCAACAGACTACCACCGTCAGTATTTGTTTCAGGTTATCCTGATGCCCATTCCTGGGGTTAGTGATGCCTCGCTTATCAGTTACTTCGTAGCGTCTTCGCAATCTCCTGTAGAAACCACAGGTGTTATCAACGTGGCTTGGATGAACTCCGAAATCAAACTTGGTGGACAGACTAAGTACGCAGAATGGTCAGTTACCGTCAGAGACGATGCAACATCGCTAGCCTATAACTACTTCAAATCATGGCGCAGACTAGTTTACGAGACCGCTTCGGGTCAGTCTAGTATTCCACGGGATTACAAATACTCTTGCGACCTTTATCTGTTAAACAATCGTGGTGAACAGAAGAGAGGGTACAAGTTAGTCAATGCCTGGCCGGGGTCGATTGGTCAGATAACCTTGGATTACGCAACGGAAGGCATCATCACATTCCCGATTACGATGAACTATGACGAGTTTGTGCCAATCCCTCTGTAGTTGATAAATTTTTTGAAATGTTGTTAAGGCTGTTAAACAATGGAAAGACTTTCACCCACTAGTTTTGGTTCAATCATAGATAGCATCCAATTTCAAAAGTCTTACCTGTTCCGTATTCACCTTCCCGATGTTACTCTTAAAGAAGTTACATTGAAGCCGAATGAGGCATTTGAAATGTGTACTGCATCAACTGCCTTTCCTGTTATGCAGTCAGCAGTCCAACAAGTCCCTTTTTACAACAGCGAATTAAAAATTCAAACTAGAGTAACCTATCAAAATTGGAGTGCTACGTTCAGATTGGATACAAATGCCTTGTCTTCCACAGGAGAAGAAAGAGAATGGAAGACGATAACGGTTCCTCTCCTAAATTTGAGTTATCAGACTTGGGTTCCGAAAGGTGGTGGCCCACAAGGAAGAAATACCTATCGGTACTTCTACAATTGGCAGTTGGCAGGGTATAATACCGAAAGTAGAACTTCAAATCTTCCAAAAGATTACAAAAAACCAATAGACTTGATTCTGTTGGATGAAATGGCAAATGAAATTCCTGAATCAAGTTTCACCTTAGAAGGTGCGTTTCCTGTTAGCGTTAGTGGAGCCAATCTCAGTTATGCCGATGATGGTATCGTAACCTACAGCGTGGAATTTGCTTTTGACAGGTTTGTTATGCCCGCTAAAAATGTAAAATGAGTGTACTAGATATTTTCAAAAATCAAGTCGTAGACGAGAAAATGTTGACGGTCAAGAACTTCAACGAACTCGCCACATCGAAGGATTATTTCAGGGCTTATCTATTCTCTGTCTATTTCGTTGGTGGGGAAACTAGTTCTGAACCTTTTTATTGGATAGCCAACACAGCGACTCCCGTGATGGCAACAACCTCACAAGTCGTGGATTATTTACACACACAGATAAAGCAGGCTGGCAGAACGCTCCCGCAACAATGGCAAGTTACCGTCAGAGATAATTCAACGGGCGAAGCCTTTAAGTATTTCAACACGTGGAGACTTAGCATCTATCCGAAAATTACAAAGTCTTCAGTAGATAGGTACAAAAGAATAGCCGTTGTAAAAATGATACCACCTACAGGTTCTTCTCTATATCGGGCTTATGTCCTTTATGGTGTGTGGCCTATGGAAATTTCCGCTACGCAACTTAACTATGATGAAGATAATATTGCCACTTTTGGAGTAACTCTTTCAATGGATTACTTCGATGTAACAGGAGTGGGAGCAGAATAAAATGAGTACACTCGTACCGATGAAACCTTCAGAATTTCAGGGTGCTTTGAACAAGTATCTTGACCTCCATCGTGCTTATCTGTTCCGTATTATGATTTTTGATGGTTCCGCAATTGGTTCGATTGCGGGGGCTGTTATCACCGAACTGCTTTCGGCATCTGCTACCCCTGTCGCTTCAACAACATCAATTGCACTAGGGTGGCAAGGAAGCAAATCTAAAGTAGCAGGGAAGACTGATTTTCAGGATTGGAACGTAACTGTTCGTGATGATGCCATCAATGCTGCTCACACTTACTTTCAACTTTGGAGAGACAAGGTTTACAACGTAAAAACAGGAGCAAGTTCATCACTTGGAACTAGTGGCAGTTACAAACGAACAGGCCTTATCATAATGCTCACGAACGGGCCTCTAGTCAGCGTTGAGTCGGCTGTAGGAATGAGAGGCTATATCCTTCATGGGATTTGGCCTAAAGAAGTCGGGCAAATCACTCTTGACTACTCGACAGAAGCCATCGCAACCTTCCCCGTAACCCTTTCGATGGATTACTTTGAATCTCTCTCAGCCGCAGAAGTGGCTGTAGGTGCAGTTTCAAACGCTGTAAACACCCTAGTGGGAATTTAGAGAAAAACAATAAATAATAGTGTAGGGACAGGGGATGCAACCCTTTTTAAATTGCCTACATCAATTTAGATTACCTATACTATTCATAATCTATGTAGGAGGTTATTGGAATGAGGAAGAAATATTTTACGGAAGAAGAAAGAAAAATAGTACAAAGAGAATTTAAAAGAAAATATTACCAAAATCATAAAAAAGAAATGAAATTAAAAATAAAAAAGTATGATGAAAAACATAAAGAACAAAGAAAAAAATATAATAAAAATTATCGTAAGACGCATTTAAAAGAAAGAAGAATTTATCAAAATAATAGAATACAGACAGATATTGATTTTAGACTTTCAAAAAACTTACGAAATAGATTAAGAATGGCTATTAAAAATAATCAGAGAATGGGTTCCGCAGTCAAAGACTTAGGTTGTTCCGTTTCTGAACTCAAAACCTATTTAGAATCTAAATTTCAAAAAGGAATGACTTGGGATAATTGGAGTCGAACAGGATGGCATATCGACCACATCATTCCTTTAGACTTTTTCAATCTTCAAAACAAAGAAGAATTCTTAAAAGCCTGTCATTACACAAATCTTCAACCTCTATGGGCTGAAGAAAATACAAGCAAGAAAAATAAATTTACATAAGGAGTAAAAAATGCAAGAAACAGCCCCAAAAAATTTACAACAAATCGCAAGAGAGAAAGTAATCTCTTCACAAAATCAACCCCAAATGAATCCACCCCCAATTACCCAAAAACAAATCGAAAGTGTGGATTCTGACATGTCTCTAAATACATTACCCGATAATCATATCGTTAATGTTATTAAAGCATTAAAAACGAAACAAGAAAAGGCATACGTTTGGTTTGATTTTGAACTGCCATCCAACGGAAAGTGTGGATATCCAAAAGATATCAAATTGAGAGAAATGACCACTTCTGATGAAAAAACATTAATTAAAGAAATGTTTAGTAGTAAAGAGAACTCCATCCTGAACGTGATTCGCAAGTGTGCTAAGTTCGAAAGTCAGCCTACTTTTGACTTTGAGAATTTGACCACGTTCGACCAAGACTTCATCTTGGTGGAGTTGTCCGCAATCACCTTCCCTGGCGAGAAAGACATCAACGTAACGGACGAGAACAACCACAAACTGACGATGAAGTTGAACAAGGAAGATTTGAGCCTTACTATCGCCCCGTTCGACTTGGAGTACCCCTTCAATGTGCTGTTGCCTGCATCGGGCATCTCGTGGTTCCTGAAATTCACCACGCTCAAAACCCTGAAGGAAATTGACAAGGCTACCAAATCCTTGTCGGCTGATGTGTTGACCCGCTTGCTTGTATCCATCGCACTAGCAACTGAAAAAGTAGAGATTGGGGGGAAGCCAGTCCTGTTTGATAACTTCTACGAAATCATCAGGTTGCTCGAAACCCTGCTACCTTCGGATTTGAAGGTGGTTATCGATTTCTACAACGACAAAACGGGTACTGCTTACGGCTATAAACTCAGCAAGGAATATTATTGTAGCGAGTGCGGCAAGGGGGGCCAGATGGAGTTGGAACCTCTGAACTTTTTTCGGATTACAATATAATGCCAATTTCCTAGTCGGACGATACAGAGACCTGTTGACGGAGATATTTAACCTCTGTTATTTGGGACACGTAGGCGGGATAAACGATATCTTGGAACTGTCAATTAACGACAGGATTATTCTGCTCGACATTCTCTACAAAACGAAAAAAACAGAGGAACCCAAGGAGCAACAACGGTTAATGTAAATTTGATTTCACCGCTACAGCCCAACAATAAATAATATTGAAGATTTCGTTCGTTCGATAAGGATTTTTAAATATGCCAACCCCAACACCAACGGGAACTCCGTTAAAAGACATTCCAACAACCGAATATCAGGCTTGGAAAAAACAGCAAACGAATATCAGCGGTCTGCTTCAAGGCAGTCTTGATGCGTTCGTAAAAAACGAGCAAAAATATCAGAAGAAAAAACTCCAAATCGTAACAGATTTCAACACAGAAGAACTGAAGAAAAAACTAGAGACCCACAAAAGACTCACCGAAATCCGCAAGCAGATGTTCGAAAGTCAAATACGGGCAGAGCGAGAACACTACAAGAAACTACAAAGAGAGCAAACGAAAGCCGCCGAAGAAAAAGAGAAACTAGAAAAGAGAGGGTTCAAGGCCGTAACAGACAAGACAGAAAAACTCACAAAGACCTTAGAGAAAATATTTACGCCTGGATTATTAGCCTCACTCAATAAATTTTCTTCAACAATTAATGAAATCAAGAAACAGGCTGAAGCAAGTGCAACTGTTACACGAAGAAAAACAACAGGAAAAATTGTGGAGGAAGGAACAAAGGCAATAGGTGGCGATTCAGCCCGAATGTCGAGAAAACAGGAACAAAGGGAAAGGGATGAATTCCAATTCGACACAAGAACGTCAGGAAAAAAGACTGCGAACGCAACCACAACAACTCTTATGGAACAGTTGAAATTTTTCAGTTGGTATCAGAAATGGGAAAAATTGAAACTGATGATACAGATAGCGAAAATGGGTGCGGGGGCAATTGCGGGTTTGCTAGGAAAAATTATGCCTAGTTTCATAAAGAAAGGACTATCGGGGCTTTTAGGTAAATCAAAAATAGGTCGGGCTATTAAAGGTTCAAAAATAGGAAAACAATTTTTCAAAAAAACAAAGCCTGGAAAACTAACCAAAATCACTAGGAAAATATTAAGTCCGAAAGGAAAATTAGGTAAATTTTTCGGGTCGAAAGCAGGCCGATTCTTGGGAGGAACAAAAGGCGGCGTTGGTGCTAAACTGATTAAATCAGGTTTAGGTATCAGCGGAGCCATCGGTGGAATTAAAGGCTTGATGAAAGGGATAAGCGAATTTGGTGCTGTAGCAAAGAAAGAAGGTTCAGGAATGGCTGTTGCTAACGTAGCCAAAAACCTATCAAGCGGCATCCTTTCAGGACTCACAATGGGTCTAGTTTCCCGTGAAACGTTCAACAAAATGACTGATGTTGCAACCAAGTGGACGGGTAAACTCGTAGATGCTCTTTCACCATCACAAGACTTCTATAACAAGATGAGCGAGATGAAAACAGGGTTGAGTGAACGCTCAAAAGCGATAGGAGCAAGCCTAGATTCCATTATGGAGAAGACGGGAATAAAAGGCTCAGGCGCTGCACAAATGAAGTCGGTAATGGCTGATAAGGAAAAATGGAACAAACTAACCAAGGAAGAACAAGACCTAGTTAAGAAGAGAGTCGAAGGAGCAGAGAAAAGACAGAAGGCAGAAAAGGCCGCAAAACCACCTAAGTCCTTTGCCCAAGGTACTGCGGGAACAGGAACCCCTTCAAAGACAACAGACCTGTTCCGTGAAGCGAAGGGGATGGAAAATATCACCATCCACGGCGGTGAAAAATACGCAGTACTGAACAAAGACCAATGGGATAAGGTAAAAGGTAAATTCGACTCTTCGTTGCCTACAGGCATGACTCCTACGATGGCGGCGGGTGTAGATAAAACAACTGCAAAGTCCATCAACAAAACGATGAAAACGTTGGGCGGTGCAGTTAAGAATTTACTCAGTCCAAAAAAACCAGAAGCAGAGAAGAAAAACCAAGACGAAGATGCAAAGAAATATGGCGGCTCAGTTGCCAAAGGTGCTTACGTCCTGAAGGATACGACAGTTGATATCACCCCTCTTCCGTTCAAGGCTAGATTGGAGGCGATGATTGCTGAACGTTTCAAACTGACAGGTAAGAAAACGCAAATCAACTCAGGTTTCCGCAGTCTTCAGGAACAGGAGCGGGTATACAAGGAGATGCCTAACAGAGCGGCCAAGCCAGGCCGTTCACCCCACGGCCCGCCGAATCCTAGAGCCGTAGATATGAACTCTAGTGATGTGGCAGATATGGTCTCGTTGGGGTTGATTCAGAAATACGGATTCAAATTCCCTGTTGCAAAAACAAAGAGCGGCGAATGGGAAACTTGGCACATTCAGGCACAGAAAGGAGCCTACATCAAGGATGCTCCAAAAGAAGGCCGTCTAGACTTTCATAAGAACGAAGGCCTCATTGTAGACAAGCCAAAAGCGATTAGTGCGATGATGCAGTATGCCGAAATGGGTAAGAAGGTTTCGGAGATGGCATCGGGGGCAATCAAAGATGTGTCCTACGCATTTACGAAGGATATGCCTGGCAAAGCAGTCAAAGGTTTACAACGTGGAGATGCCGCAAAGGACAATACTTCAGAGCAGATGGTTAAACTTCTAACCGAAATCAAAAGTGAGTTGGAGACAGGTAGAAAGGAAACAAAAAACCAGAAGGGTGAAGAAAAGGGAAAAATTTCCACGCCAGCAACAACTTCTGCTTCCGCAGGAACAGGAAATTTTACTCAAAAAGAAAACGTATTCCCATCTGATACATTGATGACGAATATGTATGCGATGATGACACAATTTAGTGGAGGATATTAATGGGCAGTTGGCCTTCGGAAATTACAGATTATAAAAAATCGTCAAATGTCAGGGTTGAATTTCTTGATGTACAAGCATTACCAAAACAACCACAAAATCAAAAAGACGGCGACCCAAAAATTATCGGAGAGGGTACAATATATCATAAACTTTGTGGTTTTCTTTCTGACGATGGATTGACGATAGATTATAAAAATAAATTCGATTCTGCAATTAATTTGGCTGGAGGGATATTAGGACAATTTAATGAATTGGTAACTTCTGCCAAAGGTCTTTTTGATTCTTTTCAAGGCTCCCAAGGAGTTAGAGGCTATGTGGGGCTTTCTAAAAACGCTAGTCTTATTTTAAATGCTCCTTATTATTGGCAGGGTACAGACCCAATTGGTTTTAAACTTACGATGATTCAAATTGCTGACTCAAACAATCAAATTATAGCAGATTATCAGAAAGTATTAGAAGCAGTTTCTCCTGACGGTGGGCCTGGAATCAGCATTGGAGCAGGTCCGATGCTTCTTATGGTTCATTATTTTCCCGTGAGCGGAGATGGACAACCTGATGCAGAGAATGGACAAGGTAAAATGATATTCGGCCCTTGCCTCTGTCATAATGTCAGTATGCAAATCAAGCCGCCATATTCGATGGGGTTTGAGCCACTTATAGGAATATACAACTTTGATTTGATGGTATCTAGAATAATTTCTAGAGAGAAAATCAAAGATATTTTCCATTCTTGGGGACCACCGAAAACAACATGAGAATTATAAAATGAAATACACATACACCAAGACAACAAAAAACATTCTAGATTTTTTTAATAATAAAGTAAGATACACCTACACTAAACTAGATGGCATTATCTACAAAGATGAAGCCAACAATGTACACTTTCAAAATGTGGATATGGAGTTGGATATCGAAAAAGGAGTGAATGAAGACTCGCAATTCTTTACCATCAATCAAGAAATGCAGTATCGTCCTGACAGGGTGGCCTACATCGCCTACGGTGATGAAACACTCGCTTGGCTTGTTCTGCGCTTTAATGAAATTACCGACCCATTTGAACTTGAAATTGGAAAAATAATCGAAGTTCCTTCACTTTCCAAGGTCAATACAGCACTTCAGAAAAAGAGACAGAGGTTACAGTACCGCTAATGTTACTACAAGGCATAGGGAATTCCCCAAAAATAAAAATCAAAGGAACCAAGGAAGAGATTTCCCTAGACGATTTTCATTTTCAAAACTTCCGCTACGTAGAGGATATCAACTTAGGGTTTCCCACAATTGAATTTGATTTAAGGGACAACGCCTACGAGTTGCTTCGCAAAAATCTTTTCGGAGACGAGGAACTCATCATCGAAGAGTTTAATAATGACCGTTTCAAGATGACGCAGAAAAGTTTCAGGATTAAATCGGTAGGGTCTTTGGGAGCCGAACCAAAGCCTGTTGCTGCACAGACCCTTAAAATCATCGCCATCGACAAGACCTACGATTCCATCCTGAAGAACCAAAAATCCCACTACTTCAAGACAGGGGAAGTTAAGAAAATTTCAGACCTCTTGAAGAATTTTCTAACTGCCTTGGGAATTGAAGAGATAAAGGACTTTAAAATCAACATCGAAAATACCGCCCCGATAAAGGACCAGGGATTCAGTAATCTCTACATCCCTTACAGCAGAGACCCGATGAAGGTCATCCGCAAACTTTGCAACTACGCCATGACCCCTGACGGCACAGGAGCGTTTGTATTCTTCATCAACCGCAAGGGATTGAATTTCGTACCTGTCAGCAAGTTATTTGTTGACGTTACCGACAAGACCCCTCACTTGCAAATTACAGACCTTAGCGACACCTACGATGTTGCCAAGTTCAGACTTTCCCCGTTCAACGCTTTTTCCAACTTCATCACAGGCCACGAGAAGAAGGTGATGGGATTCAACCTCTTAGAAAAGGAGTACGATTCGGTTTGGTACAAACCCAACGCTCGGTACATCGAACATTCGGAGTACATCGACAAGCCTGAGACCACATCAAACGTGAAGACGATGCCTGTCAGCGTGGGTGGCAAGGCTATCTCAATCCCGTTTTCCAAGGACTTCGTAACAGGCAATATCAAGACGTACTACACGCCGCTCGACAATCCTTTGGCGTTGAAGGCATTTGCCGACAGGTTGTACTACTCGCAGATGTTCAACTTCAACTTGGAACTTGAAGTCAAAATGCTGACGGAGATGATGGACTTTGCAATCGGAGAAATGGTCAACGTGGAGTTCCCGATTTCCGATACGGAAACGTGGTCTGAGTTGAACGGTGGGTGGCTCCTGAAGTCGATGTCCTACATCTACCCTGGAGATTCCTTGCTGTTGAAGTTGACGAGAATCGGGATTGGAACGCTTCCCGAAGATTATTACGTGAAGGTAGGAGAATAAACGATGTTTGATATTGATTCCATCAAGTCCTTAGAGGACACACAGCGAAGCAACTTTTACCGTGCCAAGGTTGTGTCCCTAGATGACCCGATAAGCCTTAACAGGGTTCAAATCCTGATTTTCGGACTGACGGACGATATCCCGAATGAAAGCCAACCGTGGTGCGAGTTGCAATTCAGGGACGGCCTGGTAACGTATCCGAACGTGAACGATGTGATTTGGCTGTTCTTCGAAGGCGGCGATATTTTCCGACCAATTTATCTAGGAACAATCTACGCAGGGCTTGACGTGGATACGGATGTCGGATACGAAAAATTTGCGGCGAACCTAGGAACCACAACTCCAGAGCCTTCATCGTACACAGGACTTGGTGGAAAAGCATCGTACAATTTTTCAGCAATTGCTGACGTGGAAACTTACAAGTCGGGTTTGCGTACTGCGAACGCCGTAGAAACCGACAAACACACCATCCTTAAAGATACTCCTTCACACTACGATGTTTTGACAAAGGAGAACACTTGGGGACGAGCCTTCGAAGGATTAGACCCGATAGATACTGACAATATTGCACTAGGTCAATTTTTGTGGGTAACAGGCCGCGACCCTGCTTACGGTGCTTGTCCTTTCCCATCAGGTCAACCCGTTTATCCGTGGTACGAACTGCGAGAAACAGGAACCAACACTACGAATTGGAAGGCCATCTACGGCGGGTGGAGGATGATAACTGAAGCCGATTTGAAGAAGGGGCTAGCCCCATTCCCCGATAACGTTCGCCGCACGTATCTGAAAAGGTATAAGAGTTGGACGTGGTGGACAGTCAACCGTTGTTTAAACAAGGATATTTGGGCCCCTGATGCGGGAATGTTCGCAAATGCAAGTCCGAAGAGTTGGACATTTATTCCTTCATCGCCGTGGATTTATACCGACCCCGAATTATTCAGCGTGGCTTATACAAGAGATGCACTAGGAGTTCATTCTGAAGAAATGGGTGGCTACTGTCGTATCAAACCATCTCCATTCGCAACGATGAAGATAAAGAATCGCAAGTACTACAAGCAGTCCACTTGGCTCAGTTACGATGGGAAATCGGCAGTTGAAATGGACGATAATGATTTGTACGAGAGATTGAGGCTTGATTTCAACTACGGCGAAAGCGGTTTGGAATTTTCCCGTGTCGGTTGGCATGGTATCAATATGTGGACTGAAGGTTCGTTCAGAATTAGGGCATACGGAAGACAGTCAGGGGGAACGGGAGAAGGTGCATTTGTTCCTTGTGCCATCGAAGTAATTGATACATCTCTCTCCATTCAGGCTGATGGGGCATTATGGTGCGGCGGCAATCGTAGTGCATCATTCGGTTCATTAGGACCTGTCGGTATCAGGTCGAAGATGAACGGCGTTTCAGTTTCAGGAAAGAGTGTAACGATACAAACAGAAACAGGCTTGTCAACGAGAGAAGGCACAACGGAAGCGAATGAAGGAGTTCAATTTGGCTCACCTATCCTTTTGGGTCCAGGCGGCGATGCCTTAACAGGTGGATTCAACGGATGGACCCCTGTACTACAAAATAAGGACGCAGGCGATGCCGCAAAATATTTTAAAGCCCTCAATTTACTCTTGTTGATGGTAAAGAAATTGGCTTGTGATGTTGGGATAGATAAAACACCACCTAGTCCCTCCTTACCAACTTTATCTGGTTTTTGTTGGGGTATTTATTTGTGGGCAAAAGGGGCTAGCCAATTGATAAAGGATATCGAAACAGGCACACTTGATGGTGTTTCAATCATGGGTGCAGCAGATACTATCAACGTAGAAGGGGCTGGAAAAGCCGAATGATAAATAAGTGTGAGGAATAAAACAATGTCGAAAGCAGTAACAACCCCGCCTGTAACGCTAGCAGAAATGAACTCTGCTTTTAGTAATGCCGTTTTTCCTCCTCCTACTCCTGCACAACTAGGTAAAGAGGCAAGAGAGGAAGCACAAAGGGAATTTAGGAATTTTCTAGATAGGGAAGGATACGTACCCAATCAAAACTAAAACATGGCAGACACAAAGACACTAACCAATTATTACAACAACAGTATTGTCATCGACAAGGATATCCAAAAGAATTTTCAATTCTTTCAAGGAGACCTGAAAAGTGTAACGAACTACGATGCCATCGTGCAATCCATCCGCAACATTCTGAATACGAGAAAGGGTGAACTTATCGGATTGATTGACTTCGGTTGTTCGATTTATGAGTTCTTGTTCGAACAGTTGACTGTTGGTAATGTGGAGTCTTTGCGGGAAACGCTGATTTCTGATGTACAGAGATGGGAAAATAGAGTAAATATAGTTGACTTCCGATACGAAATCAACAATCCCGTTGGTACTTTAAAACTAGACATGGTTTTTAGCATCAAGGCGATGGGTCCTAATCAGTTGTTTCGTGAAGAATTTTTGTTAAGTAATTCAAGCGAGGTAAGATAAAATGGCAGACCGCATCAATATGTTAGCAGGCGATTTCGATACAATCCGTGCCGAACTTAACGCAAAGTTGGCAGTACTGCCAGGATGGAAGGATATGGTCGAATCGGGGGTGGGGAGTTCTCTCGTTCGTATGTTCTCTTATGTTGCTGACCTGTTGAACTACCGTGTCAACGTTCTTGCCAACGAGAACTACTTGGATACCGTGCAGATAAAAGAGAATATGCTCAAAATCATCAAACTCTTGAATTACAAGGTCAAAAGAGCAGTTCCTTCGCATGGAGAGGTTACGCTGTGGTTGAAGTATGCAGCGGTAAACAATATTGTCATCCCGCAGGGAACCCGCCTAGCCACGGCAGACAACATCCTGTTCTACACCGTTTTTGAAAACGAAATCATCGCAGGCGAAACGGAAATCACAGTCAAGGTCGTACAGGGGACTGAAAAGGAAATCTCCTATATCTCAGACGGCTCTAAGAATCAGGAGTTCATTCTTAATTCCGACAGCAAGAGTTACTACGTTGGTGATGCTATCTGGCCGAACTCGGAATACGAATACTCAGGTCTAAAAGTATACGTTGATGATGTGGAGTGGACGGAAATCGATTCGTTGGTAAATGCGACAGCCAACGATACGGACTACTACGCAGAACAATATTCCGACTACGCTATCCGCATCGTATTCGGTGATGGAGAGTTGGGAAAAATCCCGACCACAGGTTCGACTATCAAATTCGTGTTTAACCTGAACATCGGCAAATTTGGTAACGTCAATGAAGGCACTATCACCACTCTTCTTGACACTATCAGCGACACAGAAAGCAACCCCGTAACACTCTACGTTACACAGGGTTCTTCATTCTTGAACGCCGGCGACCCTGAAGACTTGGAATCCATCCGGGCCAATGCCCCGAAGTACTATACCACGGGGGACAGAGCCATTACTGACGATGATATCACGGCGATGATAAATGCGAACTTCTCCAACATCCTAGAGGTCTATATCCTCTCCGAAGAGGACAAGAATCCACCCAACTTCAAGGAGTTCAACCAAATCACCATCGGCCTATTGTTGATGGCTGATAATGGTGGGCCGCTCGTGCCTTCGGCAAATGGCGAGAACTACTTGTCCTACTACGAATCGGTAGACGAACTCATCAAGAAGAAACGCTCCATCACGGTCCATCGCAAATATATCATTCCTTCTCCGATTGAGATTATGTTCAAGGTGGACTATAAGAGGTACTCAGGGTTTACTGATTCATCAACCAAGGCAAAAATCCAGACAGCCATCGAAACCTACCTCAAAAACTACGGCAGGCTTGGTTCGACTGTAAAATACTCTGACTTGATTTATGCAATCGAATCGTTACCTGAAATCGATTGGTGCTACCTACAGATGAAGCGGAGTACCGATGTCAGTTATTCAACGCAAAATATTTCCTGTGGAGAGACGGAATTTCCTGTTAAAGCAACAGCAACATTCTTGACACTAACGGCGGTATAAATGTCTATCAAATTTGTTAACTTACTCAGTAAGTACTTGCCTTCACACTTCAAGATTGCCCCGAAGGACGTAGAACTCTATCTAGATGAAACTCTAGAATTGACTCCAACCACGAGAACTCGGCATCTTTTAAGCACTCTCACCCCTACTTCGACTGAAATCGAATACGACTACGGGGATAACCTCAATTTATTTAAGGACAGAGGCCTCGTCAAGATTGAGAACGAGTACATCAAGTACGAGACGAATGACTTGGTAAACCACAAGTTGACAAACCTTGAAAGAGGCTTCTTGGGGACTGAAGCCGTGCCGCATTGTAACAATGTATTATGGAGTGGTTTACTAGCCGAAGACTTGGATGCCTACACCACAACCATTAAATTCACGTCCGTAACAAATATTGATGCTATTCCGAAGCAGGGAACATTTGCAATTTTTTCAGACGATGCCCAGGATGACCTTGAACAAATTTCCTATACAAGTTACAGCCAATGGTTAAACGGCTACCAATTTGAGGGGGTTACGAGAGGAGACAACGGCACGACTGCTAGCAAACACGCCCAAGGCTCCTACATCCAAGAGTACGAGAACTTACTTATCACGCAATTAGACACCGTGAAGTACGACAAGGGGTTGTGGACAGCCACACTCGCCACAGCCTTGACTGCCACATCGACAGAGGTGGTAATCAATCAGAAATTTTTAGCACGACTAGCATCATCTACAGTTATCAACGACAAGACTATTTTCTTACAGAGTATTACGGGAACTGTTCCAAAGAACGGCTACATTTTAATTGACAATGAAATCATCCGCTACGGAAATTTCATTGTAGATTCCACAACGCCAGACAGCGGCAGGCTTGAACAATGTACTAGAGGAAGTCAGGGGACAAGAGCAAGTTCTCACGTTGTAGATATTGTCAATTCTTATTATCCTTACGTTTACTGCACATTCCCGAACAACGGCGAATTCCTGATTGAAGATGAGTACATTCAATACACAGATTACGATGAAGTAACGAGAACGTTTTCAGGCCTTCACCGTGGCCTCTACGGAAGCACCGCAGATACACACGCCGTAGGAGCGGCCTTGACTGAACGCCGCCACACGGAATTGGAATCCACAGGATTCTTCCGCATCGGCAACGAGTACTTCAAGTATTGGTACTTAGATGAAGACTTCTTCTACATTGATTCTAGACCCGCCCTAGTTTCTAAAACAACCTATCACACCACAGGCTCAAATGTTACTTCGATAATTGAAGGCCACGACACAGGCTCTATTATCACTACCTACCACTTCGAAGATGAGAACTCGTACTTGATTGACTTCATCCACTCTGTAGCAGAACACTTAGACTTGGCAATCAACACGAAAATCAATCAGTTTGAAAACTTCTCCGATGCCGACAAAGTGGATGCTGACTACCTGAAATACATCGTGAACCAATTGGGCGAGAACCTAGAGGACTATCAGAACTTGCCTTTCTTCACCGTATCGAGCCGCACGAGAAACGTAACGGCAACTGCGGGAGATTACTGGACCGCCACGACAGACCACAAACTTAACAACGGGGATTCGATTGTCTTTTCAGGTCTTGGAGGTGGGGTCAACCCGAACAAACACTACATCGTTACGAACAGGACAAGTATTAAATTCCAAATCACAGAAATCACGACAGGGGAAATTGTTCCTTTGACGTTAGGCGAAAGCAACACCATTGTGGGCAACGACTACCGTGTGCGTCTTTTCACAAAGGAATTGGTAAACATCTACAAGGAGAAAGGCCTGATTTCGGCGTTGAAGTTGTGGCACTTGGTCATCTCTGAACCGCTAACATCGTATCAGGATTTGTGGACATTCAACTACTGTTCCTTCTACTCTTTACCGTTCCTTGTCTTGATTCTCTACGAGTCGCTAAGAACATTTTATCCGAACAACGAGAACTTCTTCCGTCCGCAGATTTCGAAAGCGTTGCAAGAGGAATTGGCTGAGTTCTACGAAAATAAAGAAATTAACACCCACGCTGTTCCTGACTTGAAACTTCTTGTCTACGATTGGGAATACTTCCGTAAGACGGATGATGACGTGAAGAGTTCTGATGGCGGTAGTTTCGATGACAAGGTTGTTCCTTGCGACTCCTTGGATGACCTCGGCATCTTCTACGACACAGCGAATGTGGAACTCCAAGTGCGCTCAACAGGAGACACGATTCCGCTTCCGTTCTACGTGGAAGACTATGACGTTGACCTGTTCAAATTTGAGGAACAGTTGGATGCTGAGAAAGATACGATGCCTACTGAATCCACGAACTGTTCTCCGACTAAGACAGATGAAGGCCTTATCTCGGACATCCCGTTCGAGTGGATTACAGATATCGACACCGAAAGCATCTTCGACTATTGCACGGTGGCTGACCGTTTAGAACCAATACGTACTGACCTTGAAGTTCTGCGAGATTTCACGAGCGACCAAGGCAACGCTAGAATAATTCTCGACCACAATACCTCGGCTTCCGACACGGAAATCTTGGTGAAGGTCTTGGAAGGAAAACTGTATGACCCCGCCGACCACATCGTACTAGGCACAAATCCAAAAATCGCCCCCAAGGGGTTTATCAAGTTCGGGGATGAAGTAATCTCCTACACGGGAGTTGAATTCTACGACCACCATGAAGGCACTTTCATAAACAAAAGGTACTTGCTTACAGGTTGTAAAAGAGGAGTGAACAGCACGACAGCCGCAGACTACAGAATCAACTTGTATCAATACGAAGACAATGAAAGGTTGTTGAACGATTGTTATGTCAGAGTGGTTTATGTACCTACTATTATCGACTGCGATGTGGACATCCCTACAGATACGTTAACCCACATCAATCACGGACTACAAACAAATGATATTATTCTGTTCGCACCTGATGTTGGCGGCGGTGGTATTACGGGAACAAAGACAGAAGATGCCGTACCATATTATTACTACGTTTATTTAGTAGACTCCGATAGGTTTCAAATCTCGGAAACCCCAATCACCACTTCAGTAACCCCTGTCAATATCACATCAAACACTCGTGTTGACTGCTACAAGATTTATTTCCAACTTGTGCTGACACGAGACCCGCAGGGCTACGGAGTTCAGGCGGGCGACCACTTGCGGTTGGTGCAGACAGGGTATGATTACCTTCATCTCATCACGGGTGCGGTAAATACTTACGACTACTGCGCAGAGACTTATACTTACGGTATCAATTTTGTGGTTGGAACCGACCCGATACCAGCGGTGAAGACAAAAAATGGCGCAGGGTTGCCATCCATCTCTTCGTCCACAGAATATGACTGCGAAATTAACGAAAGCACTTTTCAAATTAGGCATATCGATACTGCAACTACTCCTTATACAACACTCACCCATGACCTTTCAGATGGAGATACGGTATTCTTCTTGAAAAGCGTGGGTAATATAGATGCTTACGATAACTACTACGTGAAATGCCCATCCTCTACAACTTTTGAAATCACTAAATCGATGACTCCTTGGGGGAAAGTCGTAGTAGCGGGGGTGAATGATACCTGGACTTGTGCCACCGCCCACGGTTTGAACGATGGGGATTTAATTGTTTTTGAAGATGGAGGTCTTTTATCAGGAGGAGTTAATTCAGGTCAGCATTATTTGGTGTCGAATGTTGGTCTTACAGGATTGACTTTCAAAATCAAAGATATTTCAACAGGAGCAATTGTTCCATTAACTGTGCCAGGTAGTAATACTATTTTGTACTCGTCCATAGCACTTACAAATGTTCAAGACCCAGTTAACACTTATATGGTTTCGGGTACGAGGGTTCTCTCTGTTGAAGAGGGATATCAGCATCGTTATTCGCTCATCCAACACTTGCTGTGGAGACTTGATAATGAAGTTAACGGAAACGACTTGCCACTAGTCTATGGCTTGACAACGACAGAACTTGCGGCAAAGAAATTAAACACTTATACGGGAGTTAAGGACGGAATTATCTGGCCAACATCACACTTTAAATACGGTTTTGAAATTACAACTGAGGATATTGCTAATTTTCCACCTGATGAAGTAGTTGAACTTGTGCTAAAAAAATTGAAGCAGTATAAACCAAAACATACAGTAGCAGACATAACCATCAATTACCCAATTGGGGGTAATCAGGTAGGTATGACCCCAATGATGGAATACTACGAGACGGAAAATTTGATGAGCGATGCATACCGTACTTTTGCTGGAACTATTACGGCAGGGTTAACAGAAATTACAACAACAAGTCCCGCCCACCATGATTTACATATTGATGAAATTGTATATATTGAATTTGGTTCACCAATGGTTTTTGGTACTCCATATTATGTGGAAAGTGTCCCTACACCAACAACTTTTACAATTTCTGATACTTTAGGTGGCGCACCAATAACAATGACAGGTACAGGAGTCGTAGCAGTAACACAAGCCCCACCTTCAGAATTTCGTATCGAACTTGACCACAATACGGCTGATGGTGTTATCGACAAAACCTATGATTTACCTATCATTACTTTGGACTCGGTATATGACTACGGACAATCTACTGACTTTTATTATATATGGAGAGACGGCTATCCTGAACAAACACTCATCTACTACGCTCCGTTCTCTGCTTATCCGAATGGATTAACCACAGATACGTACAGAAACAGAAAGAGGTTTTTGAGTTATGTGGACTAAATAAGTATGGAGAAGAAATATGGCTATTAATAGTATTCAAATTGCAGTTACTTCTGAAGGTTTGGAAAGCATCGCCACTATGGTAGGAGAGCAAACAATTTTTACAATAGGAAAATTTCGTCTGACGGATAAGGGGGATGAAACATTTTATGAAGCCCACAAGGAATATACAGGTTTAGACCCTGATTCATTTTATATGCCAATGACTGCGGAAGACTTTGATGAAGAACATAAAGATTTAACTATTGCACAAGCCCTTGAAGCCGCAGGACTTAGTGATGATGCAGTAAATGGTTACGTTACAGTCAACACCGTAAAAATGGCTGACAGTATCACAGTTGAAATAGATTGCTATATTCCACCAACTGCGGGTATATCATTCGCTTGCAACGAAATAATGTTATATACAGGTTCAGGAACGCTAGTAGACCCTTATAAATCTTTTATGTGGGGAATTTTTCCTGAAATCACGAAGACCTCGCAATATGGAGTAAACTTTAAAGCGTTTCTGCAATTCTAGGATGAGAAAATCAATAAATATTAGTGAAGGACAAGGTTCGCTACCCTTTCGTAGTGCTTATCTCACTCCGAATTACTTCACTATTAAATTTGACTTAGATAAGGAGTTGAAAATGAATCAAGAAAATGGAACAATTTATATTGTTACTAATTTACTTAATGGAAAACAAAATATAGGACAAACAACAAGAAAATTAACAGAAAGAATTTGGGAACATAAAACAGGAGTAGGTTCTGTACTTCTCCATAAGGCTGTTAAAAAATATGGTATGGAAAATTTCAAATGGGTTTCTTTTTCCTGTCCTGAAGAAGACTTGGACTGGCAAGAAACCTTTTTGATAAAGGAATTAAATACTTTGGTTCCTAATGGATACAATTTAGAAACAGGCGGCCATAAAAACAAACATCACCATGAAATAACAAAACAAAAAATGAGTAAAAATCATTCTAATTTTAATGGAAAAAATAATCCCTTTTATGGAAAAAAACACACAGAAGAAGCAATTAAAAAAATGAAAAATAGTTGTCCTGATAGAAAGGGGGAAAATAATCCTAACTATGGAAATCATAAATTGGTGGGAGAAAATAATCCGATGTATGGTAAACGATTTTATGATATTTGGGTTGAAAAATACGGAAAAGAAATAGCAGATAAAAAACATACAGAATGGGTACAAAAAAGGGTAAAAAAATAAAATGCCGATTAATTATTCTCTAGATGGTACGCAAGCGGTAAATTGGCACTACAAGACTAGACTGATTTCCTCGTACCAAAACAAGTTGTTCCAAAATATCTTCACCACAGGAGTGATTCCCGAATCAGGAATACCGATAACGGTGGATGCTGATTACAATGCAAGCACTAAGGGAACGCAAGTCAGAATCCCTGCGGGATTTTCTTTTCTTATTGCACCGAATAACCGTTATGAAAGTGGTGTTATTCAGGAAAATTTTGAAGCCCTGTCAACACTAGAACAACAAATTCTTGAACAACAAATTTTGAAGTGCGATATCGTAAGAGACTTTTGCGTAATCCCAACTAATGTAGGCGAAGGTGGTTGGCTAATTGCCAAATATGATTATTTGGAATTTTCAGATTTACCTGTAGAATTTAGTATTGTTCCAGCCAAACCTACCGATAACAGCGTAATTTTAGGAGAAGTAACACCTGCCGCTGGATATTTACAGGGGGTTTATTTTCAAAATCAAACAATTGCAGAATTAAACCCTGTCATCCTTTACGAGATGAACGTTCATAAAATTGACGGATACCACGCAGGCAACGAATCGGGATACGTCCCGATTTCAAACGGCATGATGTGTTCAGGGTTGAACGCCGAAATGATTAACGGTTACTCAGGTAACGAAGTGGCTGTAAAATGGGAACAGAACTCAGGACTTAACGTTGAGTACGTGGCCGATGAATTTGGTATTTTTTATCAGCCAGGCAACGCTATCAGAAATATTCCGTTAAGCAACAAAACGCTAAACGTGGGGTTGAACGCTGAATTTGTAGGCGGCTCAGGATATACGTCTTTCGCACGGTCTACTCATCAGCACAACCTAGATGATATTCAAGATATGAACTCCGTCTTTAAGCGGCCAGTAGGAGTTAACGTAGACCATCATTTGACTCACAATTCGTTCAAACCCCGCGCTATCACGAGAGAGAAGATTGGGGACGAGTGCTTCTTCGCTCGGAACGATGACCGCGGCGGCCCGCCGCTGATAATCACGGGGGAAACAACGGTAACTGCCAACTACACGCACATTCCGTTCAATCCTGAAAATCAGTTATACTTTGCCTTCGATGACCCGCCTGATGTCATGCTTCAAATAATCGATAAGACCCCGACCTATGACGCTCGACACTATATAAAGGTAGAGGCAGTCGATGTTCACCCATCTCACTTCACCCTGAAGTACACAGGCTATTCAGGACTTGACACGGAGCAGTACACATCGATGACGATATCAACCCTTACGGTTCAATGGTTCGCAGTAGGTTACTACAGCGGGAGTGCTTTCTAATGAAGACCTTAAATAACGGCGCAGAAGTACTGAATATTCACTACCGCCAAGAACTAGCCCCTGATATCCTGAATAAGATTTTTTATCAGATGTTCACAGACGGCATAATCGAAGGAAATTTTGACTTCAGCCCTAGCACGGTTACAATCAACTCCGTAGCCTTTCTTATTCACCCGCAGAATCAAACAGATTTACTCGTGCGTATCGACACTACTGAACCGATTACGATAACGAAGACTTCTCCGACAAGCATCTACCTAGTGGCAAGATATCGTTGGGAAAATGCCAACGTAGGTGCAGAGTTCCTGTTCGTAGATGATACGACTGTCGTGGGGACGGATGTGATTCTCGTTGGCTTGACCCTCGACCAAGACGGGAAAATCACGGCTCTTGATTACGATGTTCAGGAGAGAGCGAGACTGAAGGTAATTCAGAAGGACACCGCTTTTCCTCTGATTGCAAAACTTGATGGCTACTACGCAGGCCACAAATCGGGTCAACTCCCTGTATCGGATGGGGAACTGAATATTGACCTTAACGCTCAATTATTCAACGGCAAAGAAATTACAGAGTACGTGGTTTCCAAAGATGTTTCAAGCATTACTCTTGATACTGGTGGCAATACCGTCATCACATATCCCGTTTATCCATCTTGGATGGACACGACTGCTGTTGACCTCGGTGAAGGGGTTACGGCTGAGTACGTGATGGGTAAGAAAGTTCAACCGCAAGACGGCTCAACCTTGCCAGGATTCCAAGACCAAATCCCTGTGGCAAATACGGTCTTGCAGAAAGACCTTAACGCTGAGTTCGTGGGCAACTACCCGCAGTCGGAATTTTCTAAGTCAACCCACGTCCACACGCTAGACGAAATTCTTGACGATGCAAACCCATCAAGCACGACCTATTACCGTGTGGCAGGGGTAGAAGGCAACACACCGACTCCCGACTCCATCGAAGAAGACGATATCGAATACACCAATATCGACGCCATCGCCTACGATGCGGCAGTTATGAATTGGTATCAACCTGTTTATGAAACAGGAAGTTGTACTTTGACGGGGGTT